TTACGGGCGCGACGCGCCTTCGCATCCCCCTTAGTCCGATTTCGGCGACCGCGAGCGGCAGGATCGGCACACCCTCTGACGCGGCGTACGCCCTTGCGGTCGGCTCTTCCCAAAGTGCCAAACAGCGGGCATCGGTCCACGGAACATTTGTCGCGGTTGCCCTGGCATTCCCCTTTGCGTTCATCGGTCATGCCTTTCGCTGCCTGTGTTCTTCGGCTTCTCGCGTCCTGCGGATTTCGTCTGCGGCTCTTGCTGTGAGGTTTTTTTGGATGTTGAAATACTTGGCTCGGTTGCGCCTGTCGGACGGCGAAGTACGTTTGCGGCTCACTTCATCTCCTCGATCATCGTGATGAGCATGTTCGCCTGCCCTTTGGTCAGCGATTCAAAGTGCTTCAACCCTGGCAGGTTCAACAACTCCTGTGCTTTCTCCAACTTGTCGTTGTACGACAACACCCCCTTGCCGGAGAGCATCGCGCGAATCTTGCCGACCTGCGACTTCGTGGCCGCTGCGTCGGGGTCTTTGATTTGCGGTGTCGCCTCCACCTTTTCGGCGGTCGGGAACACCTGCTGCACCTGCTCGACGAACGATTCCGCCTTGACAGGTTCGGACTTCTCGACGATGGCCGTCACCTGCTTGAACGCGTCACGCAGTTTCGGTGCATCCGCATCCGTCAACTCGGCGAGGTTCACGCCCGCAGTCTTGGCGACCGCCTCAGGGTCGACACCTTTCTTGGCGCACGCCGCCTTGAACTTGGTGACGAAATCCTCCTGCGGCGCGACAGGCTTCGGCTGTTTGGCTCTGGCGACTTTGCTCATCTCCTCACGCGAAGGCCGAGGGGCGGTCTTCGATTGGAACACGAAGTTCGCCAACGCACGCCCGATGGCGCTCGTCTCTGCGTTTTCTACGTGCGATGTGCGGTTCACCGGCGACGCGTCACGCAACTCTTCGGCGTACCCCGTCGCTTTCGGATGCTGGTCGGCAGCATCAACGTACACCTCGGCACGGAACACCACCTTGTTGTCGTCGTAGTGGAACACCGTCGTGGCAATCCTGCCGTTCGGGTACTGTTCCCAGAACTTCGCGAGGCGGGATTCCACCGTCTCGTAGTTGTCCAGATTGAATCTCATCTTGTTCCCTTTCGTTGGTTCTGTTTGAATGATGACTTTGCGTTTGTCGGGCGTGGCGTCGGCAACGGATTGCCGGACCTGTCGCGTGGTTTGGGCATCATGCCGAAACCCCTGTTCTTTCGTGTCATGGTTACTTCTGTTTGACGAGTCGGAACGTGCGGAACTCGGTCGTCTTGCGGTACTTCTCCGCCAACGCCGGATGCTCTTTCTCAAACCGTTTCTGGTCGAACGAGGTGCGCGACCCGTTCTTCCACGTGCACACCAACTCGTCCTGGATGGTGCCGTACTCGGAGTCTTTCAACATGTCGCACAACTCGGCTTTCGCCAACGACTCGGCGGCCTCCGCGTTCGCCAACTGCTCTTTCGCCAGCAGCAGACGCTCGATGAGCACGAGGGCATCCATGCCGAGTTCCCTCGTGTTGTCCACCCCGCCCTGCGCTTTCGGGTACAGCTCGGCGGCGTGCCGGTATTCCAGCACCGTGTCGTCGGGCATCATCCCCATGTCGATCTGTGCCAAGAAGCGGCGCACCGCCTCGATGTGGACTTGTTTCTCGTCGCTCGACACCTTTTGCACATGGAAATGGAGGTCGAGGCTGGAGTCGAAGATGATCCACGTTATTTCGGATACGTCGGCACAGATCGCCTGCTGTACGCCCTGCCAATACCAGTAGGGCAGCAGTTCGCCGCGCCACAGCTTGTTGTAGGTTTTCTGTTCATAGACGCGACCAGTTTCATCCTGCGAATCCAGAGTGGCGATGAGCCTGACGCCTGGTTCATCGTGACAGAACAGTACTTCCGGTTCAACGAGGGTGACACCGAGCAGTTCGGCGGCCCACCCTCGGATTGGTGCTTCAAGTGTGGTGCCCCGCTTCATCGCGGCATTCTGTTCCTGGGGTTGTGGGGCCTCGTAAGCGAGGAGTTCGACGGCGAGATCGGTCTTGCTGACGTATGGGTGGGCGTCGTGGACCGCTGCGGCGACTGACGCGGAGATGCGTGCCTCACCGTTTTGGTTCTTCCATCTGACTGCCAACCATTCGGCTGAGCCGTGCGGCGGTTTCGGTATGCGGGTTCTCATTCGGGTTCCTCCCCTATTGTTGTTGTGGTTCACCGTACAGGACGGGTGTAACGAAGTCAAGTCAAAGTTGCGGGTGGCCGAGGGTGACGACTTTCTGCACCATGCCGACCGGTATGTGGGTCACCATCCCCACCGTGTCCATCTCGGGTTCTTCGTCGGGACAATACGAACAAGTTACCGACAGGTAGCCGTCGAGGATGTCGGGCCACAACCAGCCGACCGACACGACATGCTGCGCTTTCGCCTTGTAGTCCTTCGTGCTGATCCAACCGTTCGACGAATCGAACGCGTCAATCCAATGCACGGCCACCAAAGACCAGGGGCACGCGCTCACCATTTCTCGGACTTCCTATCGGATGAGAAGACTGGTGCGTGGAAGGTGATGCCGTTCGTCGGTGTCACCACAGCCAACGCCTGCTGCGGTGGCTCGAACGTGAAGTTGTTGATGAACGCGTACTCGTCGTACCCTTTCAAGCTCCCGTTGATGACGAGTTGCGGGGACGGCATGTATTGATGCCAGTGGCCGAGCCAGAGCGTCGAGAAGTTCTCGCCGGTGGTCAAATAGCGTTGGGCTTTGCGGGCACGCAGACGCATGATCGGCGGGTAGATGCCGCCGATACCGCCGCCACCTGATGTCTGGTCGCCGTGCGTCAACAGATGCCCCCACCCGTAGACCTTGACGAGTACGTCGGTCCCTTCGGGGATGTCGAAGGTGACCCGTTTGTCTTTCGCAAAATGCTTCTCAACCATCTTGGCGAGCAGCCAATCAAAGTTGGTTTTGACTCGGAGTTTGGCGCGGGGTTTGCGGGACATCCGCCCGTGGTTCCCGACGACCGAAGCGACGTGGACTTTGCCGAACTCGCCAGCCAACAGGTCAACTGCGGCGGCTATCTGCTCGGACCAGAACAGTAGCGAGCCGAGCATCGTGTCCTCGTTCGTTTGCGCCAACTCCTCGTGAATGTCACCGGAGAAGATGTCGCCACCCAACAGCAGTACGCACCCGTCGTAGTCGACGCCAGCGAGGTAGTGCCTAGAGATTTTGACGACGTTCGTAGCCCACTTGTGGAGCCGTTTCGTGGCGATCTCACGGTTGTATGCGTTCAACCCTTCGACTTCTTCCGGTGTGACCACTTCGTCGAAGTGGGTGTCGGACAGCATGACGACGAGGGTGGCTGCGGACGCCTTCGGTTTGGCGGGCGTCAACCACTTCGGCGGTTCCAGCTCGGCTAGTTCCGCCGCGGAGACGACCGAGAGGGCACGGTTAGCCATCTCCAAGTCGGCCCGCAACCTGACCACCTCATGCTGGGCGAGGTCGCGTTCACGACGCAACTTGATCGTGTCCGCCTTCTGCAACGTCTCGTTCTCGGTCTCGATCTCGTTACGCAGCGTCATCGTCGCCCCCGTTGTCCCGAATGAAATCGCGTCGCATCTCACTAATCGTCCCTTTCCCGATGTGGATACCGCGCCGTTGCAACGCACGCACCAACGCCATCTGGCTGATACGCACGTCGAGCAGGGCATCCAAGAAGTCTTGGCAGTCTTCCTTGCTGAGTTTCTCTTTGATCTCGTCCATCTTGCCGCGGCGAGGCGGGTTCGATTCCGCGACCACTTCGTCCATCAAGCCCATGATTCACCCGTCTTGAACATGCGGGACAGCTCCAGTTCGGTTGCACGGATACGTTCGCGTGCCATAGCGAGACACCCCAAGTATCCGGCGGCGTCCACCGTGTTGTCCGGCAGGTTCATCCCGTTGTCGATCTCGTGCATCAGACGCGACAGTTTCACGCACAACATGAACAGGATGCCGTCTTCTGCGGTGAGGAGGTCTTCGCCTTTCATCGCGTTGAAGATGGAGACGGTGCGCGAATAGTCGTCGAGCGGATGCGAGTAGGCGTTCTGCCTGTCGCCGGTAATCAGCTCATGCGCTTTGGTCAGAACCTCCGCGCCTGCCAGTGGATCGTACATTTTTCCCCTTTGCGAGTTGTTCGGTTTTCGCTATCAAATTCCAAAGCTCGTCTTGGTCGGACACCCCAGGGTAGACCTTCCTAAGAAACTTTGCTAACGCTTTCAACTCCATCTTGGTGTACTGATCGCCCATTGTCAAGCATCCCCTCCGTGGCGTGGAACTCTAGGTGGTTGTCGAGCCGTTCGTCAAGGCGTTCCACCTTGTCCTCGACCCGCTGCTGGCCCTTGTGCAGTATCTTCAACATCCCCAAGACGACCTGGTGGTCGGTGTGGTTTTCGGAACGGAACTTTTGGATGGCTGCGACGATGATGCCGCCGACGGCGGTGACGACTGCGGCGAGGATCAACGCCCAGTCGCCGTCCACGTCACGCCTCTGGGGTTGGGCGTGTAGCCAGCCACGACTTGACAGCTTCCGGTGTGGCGTCACCGGCAACGTAGCGCAGGTGCCACGGTTCGGATTGGACTTCCCACGAGAAGCCGAAACGCGCAGCGTGTTTGAGCAACCACGCCAAGCGTGCGCCCGAAGCGTTCGCTATGTCGATGGCGATACCGAGGTTATGGTTCGATGCGCCTGGGACGGCCATCGGTGCTAACCCTTTTTTGAGGTACCACGCTTTCCCTTTGTAGATGCGCGGGTTTTGTTTGAGGAGTTTCTTACCTGGCTTGTCCGTGTACCTCTGGTAGAAGCCATACTCTTGGGTTTCGAGCGAACGGTAGGTGTCCGCCTGCGAGGTTGGGGAGAGGTCAATCCCTTCGGCGTTGGCGGCGGCGTCCATCGCTTCGTATGCGTCAGCCGCACAATGATGGAGTTTGCCTTTGCCTTCAATCCCGCGAAGAAGCTCTGGAGCGAGTTCACCTGGTTTTACCCCTTTCAGGTGTGAGCAGAGTTGGACTTTGACTACCGGATACTTGTCGGCCACGGCTCAGGCTTTCTTGCCGAACGCCTCAGCGATTTCCTCGCTCGTCAACTCCCCGTCAGTCGACGCGGCTGCGAGCTTCTGGATGACCTGCACGACCGCCATAAACCCTGCGAGCAGGGCGGACTTGGCTACCGACACGCCGATCACTGCGCCACCGGTTACGGCTGGCAGGGCGTTGGCAAGGAACAGAGAAAAGAGACGTTGCCCCAAGTCAAGGAACTTGGCGACGGTCTTGTTGGCGACTTCCATGAATCTACTCACTGTCTTCCCCTTGTGTGAAGGTCAGGATGGAGTGTAGCACCAGTGCCACTCCGGTGATCCACAGGGCTTGGCGCAGGGTCGGGCCTGAGAGGGTGATGAGAACTAGACCTGTCCCCGCCAGTGTCCAAGAGTTCTCCGTGATGTAGGAGAGGAGCTTCTTCATTTCTGTCGCATCCTAGACGATGCGCCTGCCGCCGTTATCGCTGCCCCGACTGCGACGAGGGTTCGGCGGGTGCCGACGGGGACGTTGGAGCCGACCGGCACGTAGTCGTCCAAGCCTTCCTTGAAGATGTCGATTTGGTCCTCAAACTCCTCACGTATTTCGGTGGGTGCGTTCTGGACTGCGACGATCAGGGCCGCCACTTGTTCTTCGTCTAGCTCCTCGACTTGGAGTTCTGCGAACACTTCGGCTGCCTGCTCGACGGTGACGGTCTTGATGGCTGTCACAATCTGTTGCGGTGTGGGGTCGGGTGGGAGGGTAACCTGTGGTGGTGATGGTGTTTCTGGCTGGGTGGCTGGCGGTGGGGCTTGTGTTGTTGGCGTCGCTTGCGTGGTTGGGGTTTCTGGGACGGTTGTTGTCGGAGGAACCGTTGTGCGAACCGTCGTCGTGCTGCTCGGTTGAGGCGCGACGGTTGTTGAAGGAGGAGGAAGGGTTGTCGGGGGAAGCGTTGTCGTCGTCTCAGGAACGGTCGTCGTCGTTGTAGTTGTCGGCGGCTCGGTGGTCGTCGTGGTTGTTGTGGTGGTTGCTGGCGGGACGTAGACGGTTGTTGTCGTGGTTTCTGGGGGTGGGGCTTGGGTTGTGGTGGTGGTTGCGGGTGGTACGTAGACCGTCGTAGTAGTCGTTGTCGTCGTGGTGGTAGTTGTTGTGGTCGTTGTCAATGTTGTGGTGGTAGTGGGCTGAGTCGTGGTGGTCGGCGGCATGGTCGTTGTCGTGGTCGGCGGAACCGTCGTCGTTGTGGTCGGCGGCTCAGTCGTAGTCGTCGTGGTTTGGACGGTGGTAGTCGTGGCCTCTGTCGTCGTAGTAGCTGGGATCGTGGTGGTGGTTTGTTCGGTGGTCGTAGTCACCGGAACTGTCGTAGTCGTACTCGTCGTCGTGGTGGGTGTTGATGCGCCGTACGACCACACGTACCCGCTGCCAGGGTTGCCGTTCTGCCAGTTGATGCAGTCAGCCCACGTGGGGCGTAGACCTGCTTGGAAGTCTGCGAGCGGTTGGAGCATCTGCCATGTGCCGTTGCCGCTGTTGCATGTCCACGTGATTGTGGACGCTTGTGCTGGGGTGGTGAGTGCGAGGACTGCCGCCGGTGCGAAGATCAGCCAGCGGAGACGGCGACCCACGATGTCGTATCCTCATCCCACGAGTATTGTTCCCCGTCGGTTGGGTACGGCACTGGTGCTTCCCAGCGGCATGTTGATTCGTTCAACGTCCATGATGTGTATGGTTTTGGTGCGATGAACGCGTCACGTGCAGCGTCGTAGGTGTAGCCGATGCCTGCGTACACGCCACGAAAGTTGTTGTTATACGAAGTCTGTTTCCACACGCCGCCGAGTTTCAGTGTGTTGGCGATGAATGCACGACCAGCCGCACAAGTATCAGGGAACGAGAGTGTCGGTTCGCCGCACACATCGTTGCTCACGCTGATTACTCTCAGCACCGTGTTCGTTTCATCTAGTTCAGCGAAGTACGCCATCACGACCACCCGATAGTGCCGCTGTCGTTGAAGGTAAAGACATAATGCGTTGCGGTGATAGTGAAAGTTCCAACAGTCAGCGTTGTCGGGAACTTCTGTGATGACAGTTGGCGAATGATGACTACACCCTTACCGCCGTTGCCGCCAACTGCGCTGGGGGCCGCACCAGCACCACCGCCACCAGCGCCAAGATTTGCTGTTCCATTCGTCGGTGTTCCGCCATAATTAGCGCCGTTTCCTCCGCCGCCAGTGCCGCCATTTGCCGCACCGCTTGTGTTGGCACCACCACCGCCGCCACCACCACGAGTCACCGCAGAACCAGTAATCGAAGAAGAAACACCATTTCCACCAGCACCAGAACTTGTGTTGGCAACCGCAGCACCACCAACAGCGCCAGCGCCACCGCCGCCGCCCGCCTGATTGCTGCCACTGTTTCCGCCATCGTAACCTTCATTTGCTGTTCCAGCAGAACCATTGTTGGGACCAGAACCTCCGCCACCAGAACCTCCAGTTGCTCCAGTTCTGTTTGTTATCCCGCCGCCGCCGCCGCCACCACCGACAGTGCTTACACCCAGCCCAGAACTCGCACTGCCATTAGAACCTTTGTCGTCACTCGTGCCACCGTTGCCGCCGCCGCCAACCGTAATCGTGTAAACAGTTCCAGAAGTTATTGACGCTTTGGATTCTGCTGATGCGCCACCACCAGAGTTCTCGCCGCTAACCGATGAACGGTAGCCACCGCCACCACCACCGCCGCCTTGACCTGAGCCGCCGCCGCCGCCACCAGCGATGATGAGATACTCAACCGTGCTTGGATTAGCCACACCCGCACTGCGCTTTGTCCACCCTGATACTGATGTGCCAGAGCGTGAACGCTCACCGAAACGCATCGGGCGAACCTTATGCGGTGATGCGGTTCACATAACCGCCAATCATCACGACATTCGCAGTAGCGGCGAAAGCACGAACCGTGCGAGCCGTAGTGCCGTCACCCGACAGCAACAACCCAGCAACCACAAGAATCAAACCCGACTCCGCCGTGATGGTCTGCTCAATCAAGTCGTCTGGCGAAGTCGTGCCACCGAACTCAATCGTCAGTTTGCGGTCGGTCGTGTCGCTGTTCACCGCATACAACCACACTTCGTCAAGAATCGTGGAAGAGGTGCCAGTCGCATGAATCGTCGTACCAGTCGTCGCAGTCGCCGCGACCTTGATAAGACGCCCACCCGTCGAACCTGAGAGAAGTTGCTTGCTGAACGTTGCCATCTAATACTCCTAACTGAAAACCTGAACCGGCAGAATAATCTGGTCGGTTTCACCAGACGACAATGCCGTCGCCCACTTTACACCAGCCGTCTGCGTAGAGTCAGCAGTCAACACCGTATCGTTCGCACCCACCCCGACACGCTGAACATCGGTACCGTTGAACACCACGACGTCACCCTTCGTCGTGTAACGCGACGCCAAGAAGTTCGCCTCATCCGCGTCATCCGCCGAGAACACGGGGTAGATCGTGGCACCAGAGCTGTGCGACTGCGCGGTCGTGTCATCCTGGGCACGAGTCAAAGTCAGGGTTGAACCGGAGATCGTTGCGGAACACTTCTCCTCAACCGCAGTCCCAGGGCTGATGACCACGAAGAACGGGACGGCAGCCGTTGACGGCCAACCGGTCGTCGCGGCAATCGTGATCGACGTGTCACCCGCGCCGAGCGCGTTCGTGATCGTCGTCTGTGCGGCTGCACCCTTGTACTGTCTACGTGTTACTGCTGGCATTAGGACCTCATCTTACACTACGCATCACGACGATAGCAGTCCCCTCATAGTCGTTCGCTTGGTGGGCTGTGACGATTTGGCGGGCCTGCCACTGCACGTTCTCCACCACCACCGAGAACGTGGCTGCGTTCTCTTGGTAGACGACGATACGCGGGGTGTCCACCAGATCGCGTAGAAGGCTCATTTCGTTGTCCACGTCCTGCCAATACTCCCGCCCGTTGACGTTCAACTTGTGGTGCATCAGGATTGGGACGGAGAAGATTTGGCTCCGGAGCGGGGCGGCGTAGGCGCGGGCCATCCAACGGGTCACCGTCGGCCCCGTCGTCGCCGTCTGACGGGCAAGAGTCAACTTGATCTCCGCCTCAAACACGCGGTCCTCCAACCCGTCAATCGTCTTCTCCCTCGCCCCCTGGGTGCTAAACGCCGCGAAATCGTGGTACGCCCCGTTGTCCGTGGCAATCGAAGCCGTAACTGACCCGACCAGCGGGTAGGTACGCAAGTCAATCTTCGGGATGAACTTCGCATCCGGCACACCCCAACGATAAATACCCGACGTCAGGTAACCAGAAGCAACGAGGTCCGTGGCGTGCTGCTTGTAGACACCCAACCCTGAGACGGCGAACACGGGTGCGTTGTTGAACTCGTGAACGTCCGTGATCGCCCCCTGCCCCGTCACCATCAAGTCGGACGCGTACGCAGGTTGGTTCGTGGAGATGAACACCGAGATGTCCATACGCCCCAAACCGGTCGACGAGGAATCAAAGTTCTTCCAACCGAAGTAGATGTACTTGCCGACGCCAGCGAACTCCTCGACGGCGGACCCCGTGGAAATCTTTGGTCCGATGACCAGGTTGCCGTTGTCGTCCGACGAGCAGAAACGGAACCCGTCCGACAAGCCGATGACGATGTAACCGAGGTAGCCGTCTATCGCCGTCACAATCTCACCCAACGGCAGTTCACCAGCCACCGTCGGGATGTCCAACGCCGTACCGTCCGCTTTGATCGCGGTCTTGTAGATGATGCTCTTGTTCCCTGCGTAACCAGCGCAGAAGATGTGATTCTGCCCAGCCGCGAAACCAATCCACGCAAAGTTTGTGTTCGGGTGGGTAAACAGGGCACCAGGGTTGTTCGCTGACGACCCTGGGGTGGTGGTGATGTTCCAAATCTTGTGCTTGTCCGTACCCTGCCCAGCCACCATCAGACGACCCTTGACGTACGCCATGTAACCAGCTTCGATACCGGTGATGTACGCCGACGAAGACGTGGTACCAGCGTTCGTCTGGTCAATGTCACCGTTGGCGTACGAATAGAACACGTTGTAGCCGTCGGATGCGATGTCATAAAAGTTCGATGCCGCCGTACCAGTAACCGTCGACCACGTGGACAAGTCCGTTGAATACCGGAGCGTTTGTCCGTCAGTCAAATAGACACGTCCGTCGGCGGTCGCCATGTACAGGTTCGTGTTCGCAGACGAACGCACCTGGCTCGTGTCCGGCAACAAGGTGAGCGTCCCGCGATCCCAAACGTTCACACCCTTGCTGGTGTTGAACCTGAACGCCTCAGCATCCGCCGCATCCGAATACTCCTGACCAGCCCCGTAATGCCACGACGACTGGCTGCGACGCCACAAGCCCTGCGGGTTGATTGCACCCTCGCCAGGTTCCGTCGACTGGTCAACCGAGTCACGGACACGGGCGTCGTACTGGCGGGTGAACTGGTTGGAGGCCATGTCCAGCATGTACGGGCGACCGTTGATCGCCACAGGAAACACGTCCGGCACCAACTGGGACGCGCCCGTACCCGTGTAGAAAGACGGGGCGGGGAAGAACGCCGTCGTGAACTCGGCAAGCGTAGCCATCGGCTACTTCCTGAACTGTATCGGGTACTGCGCCTTCAAGCGGCCAGCCTCAGCGACGATCCGTTCACGACGCAAACGCAACAGGTTCGCGGTCGAGTCGCGGGACGAACCGGCGGGAACTTCGTCGGGGCGTCGCGTGTCCGACTGCGACTCGATGAACGACCGTTTGATTTCACGGCCAGCCATCATGCGGATGATGACACCAAGCTCCACGAGATCGTCACAGGTCGCAGGCAAACCACAGAACGTGGTCAAATCCGACGACTCGGAGGTGGCGCGGGTGAACGGCGACTTGTAGCGGACACGCAACGAACCAGCCATCACCGACTCGTCGAACACGATGGCGATACCCGACGCAAAATCAGAGGTCGGCAAATCCCGTTGCAGACGCACCCCACGAATCACCGGATAGTCGTCCGACGTGTAACGCAACCGCACGTCAATCAGTTCCAGCACGTTCGTCGCGCTCGTCAAGTTGATCTGACGGTCAGACCCGTTGTATGTCAAGGTTGTGGACGTAACCTTGAAAAGCCCGTTCGCGGTCGAGGAGTAGTCGTCTAGTTCCGCGTTGAGGGCGTCGAGCATCTGCGCCCGCGGAAACCGCGGATTGAGCGTAGCAAGTACACCGGCTGTGTGAGACGCAGCGGTCGTTCCAGCGAATCCTCGCTCAACAGTGAGCGTCTTCGTCGCAGTGTTCGCTTCCCAAATGTAGATGAGTTCGGACTCCAAC